TATATTAGATTCTATGAGTGAAAGAAAAAAGTTTGAAAAAAAAGATTCTATTATAATTTCTGACATAGAGAAAAAAATAGAATCAGATAAGAATATTATAAAGTTTAACAATAAAGTTAGTGAAGAAATTGCTGATTCAGATTTAGGATATGTTCCTACTGGGTTAGGATTAGAAAAATTAGGATTATCTGGATTAGATTATATATTTAATGGTCCTTCTAGAAAAGCTAAAGAGTTTTTATTGAACCTTACAAAATCAGATTTATTTCATAAGTTTGAAAAATATGCAGCAGCACCTGATAGTGTAGAGATAATAATGAACACACTCTACAAACCTCATTTAGTTAGCGTAATTGAGAATTTAGAAAACTCATATATTAATTATGTAAAAGAACTTACAGGAAAAGAGATTAAATATTTTAAAAAATTTAGACTCATGTTTAGTAAAACAAGGCAATTAGATACTGGTGAAAGATTGTTATCGTATAATGATTTCCAAACAGAAGTTTACAAAGCTGTAAGAAATAAAGGAAAGTCTTTAGCAGGAGATACTGTTACTAGAAAATATATAAGTATTGCATCAGAAAGAACAAAAGAGTTTTTTAAATTTTATGAACAAGAAATAATTGATACAAAACTATTTTTAATAGAGTTAATCAAGAAAGAAGATTGGCTTACAAGTTCTATTGCTAGATTTAAAAACTCTAAAACAAAGCCTAAGATTTTAGATCCCAAGACAAAAAAAGAATGGACATTAAAAGAATTAGAAGATGCTTTGGAAATGACAATAAAAAGCATGAAAGATACTTCTAAGTTAATAGATGGTTATGTACCACAGCTTTATAAAAGAATTAACATAGAACAAAACTTTGATTCTTTTAAAGCAATAATGATGAAAAGAGTTTTAGCTGATATGGACCCAAAAGATGTAGAAGATATTTTAGATTCTTTTAAACAATATAATCCATTTAAAAAACCATTTGAAAATTTAGACGAAGCAAATGCTGTTTATAAAATGAAGATTAGTCCTACAAGTAAGTTTTTAAAACAAAGATTGTTAAAGATAGATGATGCAACTTTAGATGAATTAATTGCAGGTGATTTTATAGAAACAAATATAGAAACATTGACTTCATTTTATTTTAGATCAATGACTCCAGATATTGTAATGACAAAAAAATATGGTGATCCAGGAGGATATGGTTGGTTTGGAGATATTAAAGAAATGGGTTATGCACCAGGTTTAAATCAAGTAGCTAATGAATTACAAGATATGGTTATTAAAGGCAAAATAAAAATAGAAGATAGAAATAATATTTTAGATAGATTAGAAAAGTTAAGAGATTTAAGAAAAGGTATTTATGGATTAAGTGATAATCCACATGGGTTCTGGTCTACGGCTATAAGAAATTTTAAATTGTTTAATACATTAACTCAATTAACAGGTGCTTCAGCTTTAGCAGACTTAGGAAGATTGGTTACGATTGGTGGATTGCAACAAAACTTTGGAAGAATATTTGAATCCTTTAGTCAAGGATTAGCAAAGACTTATATGATTGGTAAACCTATAGGTAAAAAATTAGGTCAATTAAATGATTTAACATTACAGTTTTCAAGGGCGCAGATACTTTCTGGTAATGATGTTATTCAAACAAGTTTTGTAGGATTAGAATCTAAGTTACAGAAATTAGGTGCATTGAATTTTCAATACGGAAATTTACAAAACGCATTTACTACAATAACCAAGACATATGCAACACTATGGGGAGGAGATGATTTATTAATAAAGATTTCTAATGTAGTGGCAGGTAAAGCTACAGATGTAGAAAGAATGTTTTTAAATCAAAAAGGTATTAGCGAAGCAGATGCTTTTAAAATATGGGATAACTATACTAAAAAAGGATATGGTCCAGGTGCTAATAAATGGGATTATGAAAAAATTAGTGTAGCTAATTCTGATTTATGGGATGATGCAACAACATCTTTTAAATTTAACAAAGCATTAAATGATTATGTAGATGAGTTAATTATTACTCCTGGAGATGGATCTGCACCTATGATAGCGAATACGGAAGTGGGTTCTTTGTTTTTTCAATATAAAAAGTTTAGTCTTGATATGACAAGAAAACTATTAATCAAAGGTATGCAAAGAAAAGATCAAAAGATAATTACAGATATAGCTGCATTAACAGCATTTGGTATGATTGTAGACAAAAGCAGAACTGAGGATTATGGAAAAGATTATGGTAAGAAATCATTAACTGAAAGAATATTAGATGGTGCTGAAAGAGGTGGTGTTTTTGGTATATTTGGTGATGTAAACAGAATTATAGAATCATTATCAGATAATCAAATAGGTCTAAGACCATTTTTAGGAGAAGGTAGACCTTATGGAACATCATTAAAAACAAAAGCTGGAAGTATAACACCAGTAGCAAGTACAATAGGTACAGCAGCAGAAATATTATATGATTGGGGTAGAGGTAGACATTCTCATCATACAGCTAGAAGAATAAGAAAACTTGTACCTCTCAATAACATATGGTATCTAGATGGTATATTTGATAGTTTTGAAAAGAGTATATATTAATGGCACTACAAATAAGCGATACAACACCTAGAATACAATATACAGCTACATCTGGACAGACTAGTTTTTCTGTGCCTTTTGAGTTTTTTGCAGTAGGTGATTTAAAAGTTTACAATGGTACGACACTCCTTACTTACAACAACTCACCATCATCTGCATCACAATACAGCGTTACTGGTGCAGGTGTAACTGGTGGGGGATCTATTACTTTAGGTAGTCCAGGAGCTACACTCAATGATAGTATTACAATCGTTAGAGATCTAGCGATTGAGAGATTATCGGACTTTCCAGTATCTGGTAACTTCCCTATCCAAACCCTTAATTCAGAACTAGATAAGATTGTTGCTATGTTGCAACAGTTAGAAGAACAGTTTGCTCGAACACTCCAATATCCCGTTACCACAACTACAGGATTTGATGTAGATCTACCTGAGTTAGTAGCGAATAGAGTTTTATCTGTTAATGCAGACGCAACAGCTTTATTAGCAAACCAAGAACTAGGTACATTTAAAGGGGATTGGGCAACTTCTACATCCTACCAAGTTAGAGATTTAGTTAAAGATACATCCAACGGAAACATTTACTTTGTTAATGCAGCTCATACCTCAAGTGGTACTCAACCTTTATCTTCTAATGCTAATAGTTCTAAATATGATTTAATTATAGATGCTGAATCAGCAACGACATCAGCGACTAATGCTGCTTCATCAGCTAGTGCTGCTGCATCAAGTGCAAGTGCTGCATCTACATCTGCATCAAACGCTGCTACATCAGAATCCAATGCTGCAACCTCTGAGTCTAATGCTAGTACATCAGCAAGTAATGCAAGTACATCAGCAACCAATGCATCTAATAGTGCCACAGCTGCTGCGACAAGTGCATCCAATGCTGCAACATCAGAATCTAACGCTTCAACAAGTGAAACTAACGCTGCTTCCAGTGCTAGTGCCGCTTCAAGTTCAGCTACATCTGCTTCTAACTCAGCTTCCACTGCAACAACTCAAGCGAGTAACGCAAGTACATCTGCTAGTAATGCAGCAACTTCTGCCAGTAATGCTGCAACAAGTGAGAGTAATGCTGCTACCAGTGAAAGTAACGCATCAACATATGCTTCTAATGCTAGTACTGCACAAACTGCTGCCGAAGCAGCGAGAGATGCTGCTTTAGCTGCTGCTGATAACTTTGATGATACTTACTTAGGAGCAAAAGCATCTGATCCGACACTAGATAATGACGGAGATTCCTTGAATGCTGGAGATTTATATTTTAATACAACCAGTTCAGTCCTCAAATACTATGATGGATCTACCTGGAATAACATTGAAGCCACTGATACAAGTGGTTTTGCAACAAACGGATTTGCAATTGCTATGGCTATTGCATTATGATAAGGAGAAAGTATGGCACAGAACTTTAGAAGAT